GCAATAGACCGTAGCTGAACATCACGCAATGTCCTAATTCATGAATAAACACACGGTTCAGAAGTTCTCCATGAAGGTTATTTGCGATTGAAATAATATGAGTGGAATAATCCGATACTCCAAGTGTTCTATTGCCTGTACGGTCAATTAACACGCTGTCGTGTGGAGATACGAACTGCACTCTCCATAGGTCTCCGTTCATATAAAATTGTCTTAGCATGGTTTATCACCATCCTTTTCAAATTAAATCAAATTCTTGGAATACTTTAAAAATCTTTGGAGATTGAATTGCAAACCAATCAACCATTTCTTCGTTCGTAGCCCATGCTCCATAAAAATTGGCAGACGAAGAATCAAGTCCACTTTCAAATAAAAAAGCATGAACAATTTCATGACGTAGAATGTTTTTCTTCCAATTTTCGTAATCTCTTAATTCACAATCATCTTTTTTGTTACACACTATAATTTCGTGCGCGGACATATCCGTGTATCCATCTCTGCCTTTTCCATCAAGTAAATCGTCGTCTTTTTCATTCCTAAAATATATTTTGTACTCGGTTCCTAAAATATTTACAGCCAAATTTTCCATAATCAATCCTCGAATTTCATTACGAATTTTCCACCACATTCACATTTTTCATGACAGTCATATACATTCCAATTAGTTGTTGATTTGTCAGAACTTGGTTTCTGTGGTTTTCCACATTTCTCGCAAATCATTTTAATTTTGACTTCCGCTTTTTTTCTTGGCATATTATGTACCTCCATAACTAAAAAGCCCCTGCTACATTCCTGTAACAAGGGCAAGTTTCATTTCATATTCAATTCATCTGCTGTATCAGGCGAGTTAAGTCAGTTTTCATCGACTGTCTAAGAGTCGCATCTGCATCGGACCACATCTCTGTAAGATTACGGATAATGTCAGATGTATACTCTTTCATTGACTCGTCCATTTTTCTCTTGGATTCTGTATCATTGGAATCATGGTAATGTCTGCGATTCTCGCTGTATCTGTCATAGCTTTCCCCGTATCTGGACTGCTTATGGTTCATTCCATCCATCCTCATATCACTACGGTCTGGATGATAGCCCATGCGGTACATATTACGTTCAAACTCTGGATTGTTCAGATATTCTTCCATCCAGTCATCATCTTCCATATACAGATATGGTTTATATCCCATACGGCTTCCTCTGCCTTTTGGGGCAAATCTGCCATTTGCGTAACGATACCTGTCATATCCCATGCGTCCAAGATACTTCTCTTCCTGTTCGCATTCGTCCATGGCTTCTACGATTCTGTAATCTTTATCTGCACAAATCGCGCACTTTACGGATTCCATACAATCTTTCAGATCGTCCCAGTCTTGAGCGCTGAGATTATCGAAGCCATGTGTCTTGGCTTTTTCCATAGCCCATTTTCCCATTTCCATTGCAACTTTATGCATTACAGTGCCCCCTTTCTAACAGCCTGTGTAACAGGTGTATCTGCTGTTGGGGCTGTACCATTAATTGCTGTCAAATTGTTACTCGGACTACAAGCCGGATTCCCTAACATCTTGAATACTCCGCCGGTTGCATTTGTGGCTACTCTGGTTGCGTACTTCGTTCTGGTTCTTACGCCACAAGCCGTAACCTGTGCACAGCAACGATTCTGTAATGGATACAGGGTTGTTCCCGTTCCTATTTGAATCATCACCGGGGCGTTAATCGTAGTGGTTTCTGGTATGCTCTGCGCAATCACAATGCAATATTTTTCACCGTTGTTATAACTACCTGCTGGAAGTGTAATCACAAGATTGCCACCAGTAAACGCAACAGCTTGGCTTATCACAAGACGATTGCAGAGTTTACAAACATTTTTACAACTCATACTTCTACCTCTCAATCAAATAAGAGGTGAGCCACAACCCACCTCTTAGAATTTAGTCAACCTCTAAGGGTGAGTTACTTAGCAGCAACTGTTGTTGTATCCGTTGCATCCGCCGTAGTAGGTATTCGGATTCGGAACAACGTATGCCGGGATGGCTGCCGGATTAATTGCATTGATTAACTGCTGAGTCTGTGAAGCCATAGCAGTTGTAAGCAGTGCAGACTGGCGATCCTGGGATGCAGCACGTTTCAGATCAGAATTCTCTGCCTGTAATGTTGCAAGCTTATCATTCGTCAAGAAATCAAGGATTGCTCTTGTATTGCTGTTCTGATTGTCCAGAATATCTCTGGTATTGTTGTTCATTGTGTTCTGAAGAGCACAAGTGTTGGTTGCCAGGTTGTAGTTGATACCCTGGATAGCTTCCCTTGTTTCGCAGCAACAATTTGCTAACTGAGACTGTAATGCATTGGTATTCTGCATACCGGCTACAGTGTCAGCGTTAATTGCCTGCTGAACGCCATTGAAGCCCTGAAGCATTCCAACATTCACGCCATTGAAGCCACTCTGCATGGTATTGTTGAGAGCATATGTGCTATCGCAGATACCCTGCTGAATTCCTCTGATACCGTTCTGAATATCATTAAGAGCAAAACTCTCATTAATATCCGCGCGGGTTGCCCATCCTTGGAATCCTGCACCATTTGCACCGTTTCCACCATTACCACCGAAGCCACCGCCCCAGCCGCCGAAACCTCCCCATCCGAAGATTGCGAAGATCAGTACGAGCCAGATAAGTGAAAAACCATCACCGCCCCACATGTCATTGGCACGGTTATTAGAGCCTGTAGCGGCAGCAATGTCACTAAGACTGTAATTAGAACCATTCATCATGTTTTTAGTCTCCTTATAAATTATTTACAATAGGAGACATCCGCGGCTGTCGTCCCGAATTGTAGCGATTTTTAATCACCCAATTGTGGGGAAGTATTATAATCCAAGGAATTTTTGTATAATTCCATCTGGTGATAAGTGCTTTTCGTTAAATACATTTTGCTGTATTTGATGCAACTGATCTGTATCACCTTTTTTATACAAATCCAAAGCATTTTTCAATGTTGGATTATTTCCTGCAAATTTGCTCATATCGTTCATCATGTTATCAACACTTCCGAACCTCTGAGAAATCATTTTTTCAACTTGTTTTTGCATCATGGCATTTGGATTGAAACTCATCTCTGTTTTCCTCCGTTCTGCTGTCTTGGGGAATCATTTGTGACCGACATTTGTGTCGGTAGCAAATCTTTTATTCCAGAAATCTCAGAGCAAACGTCATCATGAAGCTGTTTAAACATTGCTTCAATATCAATCTGTTTTCCTTCCTGTTTTGGTTGCTGTTCGTCTGAATTTACAAGTCGGTAAACAAAGATCCTGCTTCTTCCATCGGATTGAAGCTGTTTTCTGTAGATTTCGGTTCCGTCTGTCTTCGGATAATAAACAGGATTACCGGACATATCCACATCTTTCGCCTTTACAGTGTCAATACCATCAACCATTTGTCCTTGTATCATTGGGACTTGTGGTATTTGCTGTACGGGTTGTTGCATCTGCATTTGTCCATATGGTATTGTCTGCTGATAGTTACTCTGCAATTGTGCCAGCCTGTCCTGATACGGCTGTATTTGTCCGTATGGATTGTTTATAATTGGCTGTGGGTAATACGGATAACCTGCCATAGTCTGTTCCTCCCATTCTTTTTGCTTCGAGAATTACATCCATGTCATCAACTGACAGATGCTTTTCCCATAAACCTTCATAAGGGTTCTCTAACATAAGCATATTGTTTTCTCCTTATGCTTACATTATATAGGAAGGAACTCTTCATTTGAACGTCACTATTTCGCCATATTTTCGCCACAATACAAAGAAAAGCCCCGTTCATAAGACGGGGCAACTTTCTGAATTTTCTGTTTAATTTTTCTATTTATTCGATCAATAGTTCGTGGGCTATACCCCATAATCTCCGCTGCTTCAAGCAAAGTTTTTTCCTCATAAACTCTTAACCGAAAAAATTCTTTTTCACGTGAATCAAATCCCGATTGACTCAGATAATATTTTCTTTCATCTTCTGAAAAGTCTGTATAATTCATATCCACCGTCCTCCCGTACAAGTGGAATTAAACTGGAAGAATACCGTTTATTATAAATCCTACCGCTGCACTAACAATCGCAGTAATGATACATACAATGATTGTGTCGTAGCGTTTACCTGGAACTGCCATGAGAGTCTTTATATTGTTATTCATCTCATCCAAAGTTGACTTGATATGGTTCAAATCATTCTCGCTTAAAGCAGTTTTTCTTTCCAGTTCTCCGATACGCTCATAAAATTCCTTATGGCGTTCGGATTGTCTTTCCTGCATCTGTTGAAGATTTTTTTCAAGTTCTTCTATGCGGTGTTCGTTAAAACATTCATGTTCACATCCCATCGCCACTCCATTTCTCACTCCCTACATGATTCTTGCTTCTTCCCATCCGAAAATAAAGCAACCCAGCGACGCTTCGGGAGGACTTGATAGTGCGTCACGTGTCCCAACCATCTTTTTATGTCAAACTTCCTGCAAACGGAAAAACTCCATGATTGATATAGATTTCAGTCTCAGATTCCCAACTTCGGTTTACAGAAGATTCAGAATGCGAACCTTGAAACTCAGCACCTTGTTTTACAAGAAAGAAAAGTGCTAAGTCAAATATACAGTCATAGCAGTTTTCCATATCATTGCAAATTTTTTCGTCTGTATAACTAGAAGGATAATTTCTCTTCTTCTTGAATGAACGAATCGCCCGTTTAACAGATAGAGAAACCATCTCAGGATTTTCTATGTCATCAGATAAATAATTCATCAAATCATTAATAAGCTCTTCGTTCATTCCAAACCACCTATCCTTGTTGAGTTAAAATTTCCGCGATTATACCAGCCTTATTTGTTTGAGTCAGGGCATAGCCATTGTCACTCGCAAGCTGTCTTAACTGAAGTACAGTCATGCTTGACAGCTCGCTTTCTGTGTATTTATGTGTTAAATCATTATCTTCAACACTCGCTACAGCTGGTGACTGGCTGTTCTCATCAAGACTATGCCCGGTTATTCCCCCGCTTTGGTACCGATTACGATACCGCCATTAGCTTTTGCTGCTACTGGAACAAACATGCCTGATGCTTTAGTCCAAACTGCAACTGGGTCTTGCGTAGCCCACATGGACAGTGTTACGAATGAGCGATTCTCTTCCTGAATGAACTGTCTGTACTCAAGTTCCTCTGGCGTTACGCCCCAGAGTCCAGTACCAAATGAACCGTTCGGATCTGCTTCATACAGAGTGAATACATCCTCTTTGAAGTATCTTCCTGTTTTGAGTGAACCATCTGCTTTTCTGAATCTGAATTTCTCGTCACAACGATCAATTGTGATTCCGTATTCCTGCATAAGCAGATTTGCAAGTTCCTGTTTTGTCAGAAGACGTTTGTTTGCTGCTCCTAAGACCGCTGTCTGCATAGCAGTGTTGTTTCTCATGTAGTTAATCATTTTAAGAGAAGTAATGGCTTTGTTTACCACGAAACCATTGTCATCTGCGACAGTAACCATCTTCTGGATATCGCCCATGATATCTGCATCCGGTTTAGACCAGTCTGCAAGACTGACCTTTGCATCAGCCGGTACGCCGTAATCAATATTCAGATCTACATTGTTTTCTTTGACTTTTACTGCGCCAGTAGAAAGGAACTGTCCTTTCATGACATTTGTTCTAGCAACAACACCTTCAAACAGGTTAGCTGCATCATCAAATACAAACTTCTTTAAGTTCTCATCATCCGGCACACCATTTTCAATTGCCTGCTGTAATCTCTCAGACTGATTGATTTTTCTCTTAATAAAGAGTTTTTCAGTCAGAACTTTTTCGAAGCCCGGTCTTGTTCCGATTTCTGCTTCAGTATCAAGAGCATGAACGAATGCCACTTCTGGCAGTCTCTGTCCAGCCATAAGTCTGTAGTATTCGGCTTTCAGATACTGTGTTTTGACATCCGGGAAGATGGTGTCAAGAATGCCCGGCCTTTTTACGCTGAAATCCTGAGAAAAGTTAAGTCTTTCTTCCTGTGTGATTGATTCTAAAATATTAAATGGCATCTGCTATACCTCCTTAAAATTCTGGGTCTGTAGTAGTCACAAAAACGATACCTGCTTTTTCAAGCTCTGTTTTTACAGCGGTATCTACTGTTACCGGAAGTCTTTTTTCAAGAACACGTCCTGCAACAATTACGGAAATCGGTCTCTTAGCATCGTCTGTCATATCAACGTCTTCAAATACAATGCCTTTAGCACCAGTTGCGTTTGTCGGATATACAGAACCTGCCTTGATAATCTTCTTAGTTCCAACGGTTTCAGCATTTGTCTGTTCTGCTGTATAGGTTTTAAGTACCAGTCCTACCTCGGATTCGAGGATATTAGGTGTGGATTCGTACTGCTCTGTTTTCATAAAAGCCATAATCTAGATCTCCTTTTCTTAAATATTTACTGGGGCATTATCGTCTGCCGGTTTATTTTCTGGACACATTCTTGCTGAGTATGCTTTTGCATATTCAGATGCTTCGCTTTTTTTTGTCTCTTTACTGCCGTTAGGTTCGCAACCTGGATTAGGCGTATTTTCAAGAATTTCTTTTTCCCATGTAGATTTGGCAGTTTCAAGAGTGTTTTTATTTTCTTCGGAAACTCCATTGACGAAGCTTTTTGCCATTTCTTCTGGTTTAGACTCAACAGGCATTAATGAAAAGGCTTCGATTGCGCTCGCATATGTCGTTTCTGAAAGTCCTGCTTTAGCGAAAATAGAAGCAATTTCGCTTACAAGTGCTCTTTTCTGAGAAGTAGCGAGTGCATTTTCAAGATCAGATATTCTTTTCTCGTTTGCAGCTTTCTCTTTCTGACGCTCCAATTCTGCTTTCTCGGCTTCCGTCATGTTCTGCTGTTTTAATTCTTCCAGTTCTGTTTCCAACGCTTTTGCTTTTTCTGCATCTTCTTTTAATTTCTGATTTTTAGCTTTTTCTTTAGCCACATCAGAATTGGATTGATTCAGAAAAGAAGTAATCTGGTCATCGGTTGCATCTGGAAAGATCTTCTTTACATCTTCTCTTGTCATTGAAATCTCCTGTCACCAATACGCTTTTTTACGCTGTTCGCTCAGCTCAAGGTGTCTCCCATGATTACGCTATCGGGGTGCATATTTTTTTAATAAAAAAGAGACGATTTTACTCGTCTCTGAATTAACTGTATTGAATTGAGCACCGGCAGTTCACAATCTCGTCTGCCGAAGATCCTAGCGAGGTATCTTTTGGAAATTGTAGTAGACTGTCTCCAACCGAGAACGGCTCATCAATCGGAAGTATGGTTCCTCCGACTTCGAGGTGTGTCTTTCGTTCCCTTTTGTCTCCTACGTCAATCCATTTTTTCTTTGTCTTTCCTGCTTTTACAGCTTTTGAATACTGTCTGTAATTCAGTATCGAATTAGCTTCGCATTCTGAAATAAACATTGCCCGGTCATTTGACAGGTAATAATCATCAGCAATGCTTTTGTCTTCGGCAGAAAATCTTTCAAATGTTGCATCAATAATTTGTTTTGTCACGCCAAGAGTATATTGCTTGATGTATGTGTCTATAAGCATATACAAAGCAATTACATCCAGATATTTGTCATAAAATTGAGTCTGGATATATTCTCGGTTTGTTTCTCCGCTTTCTATGGTTGTTTCTATCAGCGCCAAAATATAAAGGACAACTTCTTCCATTTGTTCGGAAAAAGTTACCCTTTCTTGCTTTTCTTTGTCTGATATTGACATTTTGCTGAAATATTCTTTATACGGTTCACTTCTGCGATTGTTGGGTCTGATATTTAATTCATCGTATGATGAAACACTCATTCTGAAATCACATCCTTGTTAAAGCCGTTCAGCAAATCTTGCGCTTTCTGCAACTCTGAGTCTGGGTCTGACAATTCCGGATAAATGGTTCCGAGATATGGCAAACTCATTTCATATACTTTTTGCGGATCACTAAATAATCCACAAGTAATCAGCGCAATAAGCGGATGAATTTTATTCTTAAACAGATAATCAAGCGCCTGTGCTTTGACAAGCATGTTATCTGTCGGGTTTCTGGTGATTTTTACATCAAAATCTCTGGTCGAAATATTTACATCCATTGAAGTTTTTCGGATGATATTCAAAATAATTCTGGCAGATGCTTTTTCAGCTTCTTTCGTAAATGCTTCTACCAATTTTGCGTCTCGTTCTGCAAAATCCCAACCATTCCTCAGATACACTGCATTTCCTGTGTCTCCACCGGTATTGCTCTGTCGATTCGGCATTGCTTCTACAATCAGCATATTGTTGTAAATATCATCTTTAGCAACCTGACTTTCCGACTGATTTAATTCAGCAGTCATTAAGTCAACGTCTGATTGTGTTCCGTTGCCGACGTCTTTTACAGATACAGCACCGAGTTTTATCATTTTTACAAATTCTGCTTCGTCAATCTCACAGTTTTTGAATTTCATCAGAGCTTGTACGAACTGCTCAACCCCATTCAACCTGTCAGATTGATATTTATTGATTGCATCATACATTGTGATCGCAATTTCGATATCGGAAAGTCTGTCGTGATTATTTGGATATTCAATGATAGGAATACCGCCAAAACCATTGATTCCAGATTCTGTTACCTTTCCGTTCTGGATTTTGAAATACATTTTTGAAGAATAGCAGAGATAATATTGCTGATTATCTTCGTTTTTAAGTATCTGTACCGAAAGCATCGGTTTCCCATTTCCGGATGAATATACGATATAAGCATCCCACGGACACGGTATGAAGATTCTGAATGGCGGTAAGTCTCCATCCTTTGTCCATTCATCCTCTCTCAGAATTGCTTTATATGCAGTTCCTACTGCACTCTGGTATATCCCAAGCTGAATGTTTCTGGCGTCTGCATTGGCTTCGTCCAGATAATCATTGAGCCTATCAACTTGTTCGTTTGTTTTTTCACTCGCTTTTTTCTTCTTGCAGACATACTGAATAGGTTCTCCGTATATCTGTCCTGCCTTGAATTTGACGGTTTCAAGGGCATGATTCTCAACAACTTTATTGTTGACCTCTGGGCGAACAAGTTTTTCACGATATAAAATTGGCTGATCGCCCTTGTAATATCTATAAAGGTAATCCATCAGGGTTCTATTTCTGTTATGGATTCCAATTGTATCAGAAAGGACCTGTGCCACATTCTGGGGAGTAATCTGGTCTACGCCAGTATAGGCAGTTTTTCTTCCAAATTCTCCTTGGCATAGGTCAACAAAGTTTATTTTGTTTCTCCCCACTGCCTGTCCTCCTATTTTTCTGCATGAAAAAAGCACCAAGGTTTGACCTCAGTGCTTATTTTACAGCTTATATTATACAACTTTTTTAAGTACGATTCAGTATGAAGTTCATGAATCAAATCCTTTTAATATTTTTATAGCAGATATTGCATCCAAATGAAGTTCTTTTGTTCTTTGGTAAGAATAGCCTACTTCATCGGCAATTATATTAAGTGGTTTCCCCTCAATATATTTTTTAAACAGAATATCGTACAGCACAGGATTTTTCACAGAGTCAATTGTCCTGACCACTTCAGACCTTATTTCAATATACTCATATGTGATATCTTGAATTTCAGACTGCAAATCCACAATCTTTGCAACTAAGTCACCAATTTTATCATGACTGGGAGATGTTTGAACCCGTTCTCCGAAAGAGAATGAATTTAATCCCATTGCGTGAGATTTTAGCTGCTCAATTTCTATGTACTTATTGTTGATTATTTTATTGCAACGCTGAATTTGCCCTAAATATTCTCTTGTGGTCATACTATCTCCTTCCCAAAAGAATCAATTTTTACTATATTTCCAAACGAATCCACCAGATGTTTTCTGATTACATTTTGCGCATTTAGCAATGCCGGAATATGATATTCCTGTTTCTCTTGACGCATCAATCAAGCTCGCAAAAGAATTCAATTTATTTCCGTTTGTGTCAAACATATCAACTGGCTTCGAATAATTTTCTTTGTTTTTCTGATGCCATTTCAACCCTTCTGGGGATTTATGCCATTCAGACGCTTTATCACGTATATTGTTTAGGCTTCTTATGCCAAGTTTTCGGAACTCGGGGTTTTTCCAATTATTTAAAGAGTGTTCAGAAAAATGCTTAGACTTATTTACGCATTCCAAGTTATTAATATCATTATTAAAAGGATTTCCGTCTTTGTGATGGATGCAGCATTCTGTTGGTACTTTTTGATGATGATAAAATTCCCATATAGCCACATGAAGTCCTTTTGCGTGTTTACGTTCTTCGTTTTTAGTAGAAGTGGAAAGATAATATCTTTTTGCTCCCATAAGTCTGTATATTTTTCCATTAAATTCAACTTCTTCTGGTTTGTTTAACGTATTTACCATAATTATCTTCTCCATAAAGGATTTTGGGTTGCTTTTACAACTGCTCCATTTCCTTTTTCGATAAACATTTGTAACTGAGTGAGCGAATCTGGGGAATCATCATGAACATTCTTTCCGAGCTGTACAAAAAAAGTAAGTTCATCCATTGCAGCCTGATACTCTTTGCTCCGATGGTCAGAATCTAAGAAGACAAAATTTCTTTTTATGTCATCGGAATATGCTATGATCTTTGACATCTTCTCCATATTTGCCGGTGCCCTGCTTGAAGTACAGCTGCATTTATACTTCTGTTCTTTTAGCTTCTCGTCCACGTACATTTTGTACATATCTCCGCCGTTGTTGGCCTCGAAATTAATCTGACGTATTTCATTTCCCATAATCTTTCCGACAACTATTGGAAGCGTTGTTTCTTTTGTTCCCTTGTTAAATACCCAGTCAAAAATATAGACATCTCCGTTTTCATATTCTCTTCCGATAGGCATTGAAAGGCTGTCTCCGCCTCCCCACGCAACGTCACAAGCAGTAACCACTCTGCTATCTCCGTCTGGAAGGATACCGTTGTACAGTCTAAGTTCATCTTCTGGAAAAAGAAGTCCCTCACGGATAAATGGATTTTGTTGATACTTTGCTTGCCACTCGTTAGAATCAAGTCGCGATCTCATGTCAATGTAGTATTTTGTAGAAAAACCAACACCATAATCGTAATCAAAATTAGATTCCCCATCACCATTCAAAGCAGGAATCTTTCTAAATCTATACAGTGGATTATTCCGCTTTTCTGCTTCTACTTTTCCGAGCGGGTCCATAACATTCCATCGTGTTCCTACCATAAGTTCTCTTGCACCGTCATTTTTACGGTCAACCAATACGTTTAGATAATCCTGGTAGCGATTTTCGAGACGTGTAGGGCTTAATGATTCTGTCCTATCTCGAACAAGGTCATCAACATACAGGTACCCATCAGAGGATATATCTACAGAACCAGTCCACGTACCGTCAATACCACGACAAGTAAGAGTTGAAAATCGGTCTGGTGCTCCTAAATTAATTTCTTTCTTATCTGCTGACTTCTTTTCCAATGTTGCTTCTGGAAAAATTTCGTTGAATGTATATTCTGGCGTTGATATAAGGTTTTGTATTTCACCATAAAATCCATCCGCAAGAATTCCACTATGTCCACTCATGGCATTATGACTGTTTGGCCTTTTCCCCATTATCCAAGATAGAAAAAAAATACATGTGGTGGACTTTGCAGTTCGTGGTGGCATGGATACACCAAGAAACTCAATCTTTCTATCTTCCAAGTCCTGAAGGTCTTGAACCAGAATATTCAAAGTTTTCTTTCTTGGTTCGTAAAACTTTCTGCGTGGTTGCCTGTTTTTTTCCATATAAAACAAATAGCTTTCAAAAATCCATGGTGCTTCCAACAGTAAATATTTCCAGTAAATATCGTCAAAATCTCCACTTCCAGTAATAGCAGCTTGCCTTTCTGCGATATTGTGTGCATACTGGCTTACCTTTATTCCCATCTGTTGCGCATCTGGATTATCCTTGAAAGGAAGGTCAATATTCATATTTAACAGCAGATCAAGGCAGTCTTTCTGGTTTTGATAGACTGTCATATCACCATTAATAATTTGATTTAAAATCGCCCGATACCATTCAAACGAACCTTCTGTGAATTTTTGCATAAAAATAGAGCCAGACCTCCTTTCTTCTTAGGATTTAGTCTGGCTCTCACGTGGCTCTCTGACTGGTTATTTATTTTTTGTTTCAACAACAGTTACGCTACCCTCAAATACTCCGAAGTTAGAAGATTCCTGGAACGTGTGAGTCTCGGCAATATCATCATCAGTCATAGGACGTGTGAGATACCATAGTGAATCATCTTTCCATGTAATTTCCTCTAACTTTTGGTTTGGTTCCAACTCTAATGTTGTGTTTCCGCCGCAATTTCTTGTGGTAGACTGGCACCCTGCTATTCCAAGCATCAGTGATAAAGCTGTTATTGCAACGATTATCTTTTTCACTCTTATTCCTCCCATAAAAATTTGTCTATTCCTCGTGCATTATCAACTAATTTTTTCAAAATAAGTATTCCGCACTTCTTGCAATAATACGGATGGAAACGTTGATTAGTGTTGACTTAAATTCATTAAAATCATAATTATAAGGATTAGATATCTTGCATTTTTCAAAATCATGGTCGCATTCTGGAATCTTCATTTAATCGCCCCGATCTGGAATACCTAACTGTTTGTAAGTGAATACGGCAGTGTACTTCTTCCCGCATTTGTAGCAAGTTTCCGTAATAGTGCAAGTCTTTTCTTTGTCATTGCATTTCGATTCTGTATCCGAACTTTTGAACTTGCATCCACCTGTTAAAAAACATTTAATCCGTTTTCTGTTCATACATTCACCATAAATTCTTTCTTGCAGTTGCTTCCCTTGCATTTGTACGGCATCCGATGAATTTTTGTGGTGGGGAGAATTTTCAGTGCCTTTTTGAAGCAATAAGGACATCTCACCCATTTTTCGCCGTTTACCGTTTTGATCTGTGCTATCCCGTCCCACGGTTCTGGTGGGTTCATTACCTGAGAGAAATCTATCCCCTCAGATTCAAGTGCTGATTTGATGCTCACTTTAATCTCCTATTCTTTTTATGCTTAATGCCTTTACGTTTCCGTTTAAGATAAATTCTCATTTTGCTT